CGCGGCGATCTCGTCAACGGCGGCATCGTACAGGCCGGGCATGAAGGCTCCTCAGTACGGGATGGCGGGCGTCGGCGCGGCCGGGGCCGGCGTCGCCGTGAACAGGCGCGTGAGCGTCCGGTTGTAGGCGTCCTGGATCTTCGCCTCGAACTCGGAGGATCGCGCCGGGTCGGATTGGATTGAGGCCCCGAACCGCTTACGCAGGGACGCGATGATCTCGTTCCGGGTCGGCCCGTCCGGCTTCGGGTCGCGCCCCGTGCCCAGCGCCGTGTAGTCGTTGAAAAACCGCATCGCCTGGGCCGTGTTCGGCGGCTGGCCCTTGGCGGCCACGTGATTGTCGAGCAGCGTTTGCAGCGCGGCCTGTGGTACGTCTTCGAGCTTCTGGGCCGGCGCGAAGGATTGGCCGGGGTAGCCGACCGGCGGCAGCTCGTTCCGCTTGCGGAAAGCGTTCTGCTCGGCCGTGCCCTGCTCGAACAGGTATTGCGTCTTGCCGGTCCAGTCGCCGCCGTTGATGGGCGTCATCAACTGCTGCACGGTCTCTTGGAATTCGGCCGGCTTCATCTCCCGCTTGTTCGCTTCCACGAACGCGGCGCGCGCGGTCTCCACCCGCTGCATGAACAGGCCCGACCGCCGGTTGGCGTCCGCATCGTCCTTGTCGGGAAAGATCCCGGCGGCCTTGAGCGCGTTCTGAGCGATGGCGGTCTGTGCCTGGATGCCGTCCCACTTCATGGCGTCGGCGGCCGTCGCCTTGCCGGCTGTCTTCTGCCGGTCGGAAAACTTCTCGTAATCGGCGCGCGACAGCTTCGAGCGCCACGAGGTCAGGTCGAGATCGGCAAGCTTGTCGTCATCGAGCAGCGCCAGGGTGTGGTAGGCCTCCGGGTCCGTCTTGTCCCGGCGCTTCTCTATCCGATCCTGCATCGCCGGCAGGGTGTCGGTGACGAACTTCGGGTCCTTCTCAAGCAGCGCGGCGTAGAGATCCGGGTCGAGATCGTCGGCCGACCCTCCGCCCTGGACGTGCTGGATCGAGGCGGCGCGCAGCGTCTTGAGCGCGTTGCGCTGGCCCTGCTCCTGCGCCCGGATGGTGCGCTCGACGTAGGATTTTGCCGCCGCGAGCTTCACCGGGCTATCGAGGCGCGGGTCGGCCGCCACCGCCTCGCGGATGCCGGTCGCGTCGAAATCGGAGGTCAGGTCGATCGCGTTGCGCACGGCCGGCGGCAGGTTGACGGGCGAGCCGGACGGGCCGGGCTGCGGGGTCGCGCCGATGCCGGGCGAGGGCTGGCCGATCAGGTTGCGCGCGTCGGGCGTCAGCGGCGTAGGCAGGAATGAGCGCGCCACAGACTGGTTCGAGGGCGGGGACGCGAGCACGCGGGGCTGGACCGTATCGCCACCGCCGGCACCGGCCTGCATCGAGGGCGGCAGCGGCAGGCCGCCGATCGAGCCGGCGACCGCCTGGGAGCCCTGGCCCAGGGTCGGGATGCCGCCGCCCGCCCAGGACGGCAGCCCGCCCCAGGACCGCGGGTTGCCCGTGTCGAGGTGCAGGTGTCCCGACTTGCCCTCATAGAACCCGACCCCGGAGAACCCGATATCGCGCGCGGTCTGTAGGAACAGTTTCTTTTGGTCTGGGGATAGTTTCTGTATCTGGAAGTCGAACGCCTTGCCGTGGAGGTGCTGAGAATTGCCCACGTGCGGGTTGTCGTTCGGGTCGGACGCGCCGCGCCGCTTGCCCGACGTGCCGGGGCTGTCGTTCACGTCGTTGATCCCGACGCGGATGCCTGTCTTATCGTAAAACTGCTGTCCTAGAACGTCCGCCATCTGGGCGGCGCGCGCGTCGATCTGACGGCCGCCGCCGGTCGGGGCGAGCATGTCCTCCGGCTTGTAGAATTTGAGCGACCAGTTGTCGGCCGTCATCTTCTGCCCAGCAGGCGCGAGCCCGCCCATGCGGATCACGTTGGCCGCCGTGGGCTGGCCGCCGAAGCTCGCCACATCGCCGCCCGCGAGGTCGGCATACCGGGACATGACCTTGGGGATGTAGGCTTGCGTCTCTGCCGGCAGGCCGCTGAAATCGTTCGGCCCCTTGCGCTCGCGCAGCCACTTCTCCGCGACCGCGGGACCGGCGTTGTAGGCGGTCAGCGCGGCCGGGATGTCGCCGCCGAACCGCTGCAACTGATCGTGCAGGTAGGTCACGCCGTAGCGCGCGCCGATCTCCGGGCGCTTGAGCTGCGCCTGCACCTCCGCATCCGACATCTGCGGCGTGATCAGGCCATCGTTCAGCCGGGCCGAGATCTCGCGCGCCGTGCCGGGCATGACCTGCAACAGCCCGGCCGCCCCCTTCGGTGACACCGCGTTCGGGTTGCCGCCGCTCTCCGGGCCGGATACCGCGGTGGCGAGCTGCGCCACGTCCACCCGGCCGACGCGGGGCGCGATCGGCGCGCCCGTGGTCGCCGCCTGGGCCAACCGCTGCACCATCGGGCCGGGCCGCCCGACATACTCAGCGCCGACCGCCGCGCCTTCCTGGCGCGCGCGCAGGGGTTCGAGGATCTTCTCGATTTTGACGTGATCAGCCCCGACGATCTGCGGTTTCAGCTTCTCGTACATCGCCGCGGCGGCGGTCGGGCTATCGACGCCGATCCGCTGGATTCGCGCGGTTTGCAGGTCTGACTTATACGCCGACATCGCGGCGTCGAGCACTTCCTTCGGCTGACCGGTCGGGTTAGCCGCGATGGCCGCGAGCCCGATCTTCATCTGGGCGTCGGCAATCTTGTCATCGTTCGCGCCGTCGATCGCGGCCTGTTTCGTGGTGTCGAGCGTGGTCTTTGCAATCTCGACGGTCGCCTGTGTCTTCGCCTGGACTTCGCGCCGGGACAAGCTGTCGAGCGTCGCGTCCCGCGAGGCCGAGGCGAGCTTGTCGAATACGAGGCGCTGCTTCGGGTCCGTGAACTGGCCGGCAAGCTGATCGGTCACGCCCTTGTAGAAGTCGGCCCCGCGCTTTGCCGACCCGTCGATGTTGACGCCCTGGCGCGCCTGCTCCTGCGCCGAGAAATCGCGGAGCTGATCCTGCAACTGGTTCGAGGCGTTGAGGATCTTGCCGGCGTCCCCGATCTCCTTCTGCCGCAGCGCTTCGGCCGAAAACACGTCGGCGCTGTTGCCGATCGTGTTGCCGACGCCCTGAATCGCCCGGCCGATGCCCGCGCCGAATGCTTCCGGCGTTGCGCCGCTCGCGTCCTGCTGCTGATTGGGCGCGCGCTCCGTGCGGATCGTGTTGTTGTTCTGGACCGGGACAGCAATCGCCATGTGCTCAGCCCTACTTCATCTTGTACCAGTTCGACGCGACCGAGGTTGCGCCGGACAGGAGCGACCCGAATGCGCCGATGTTGCCTGCCGCCGCGGCGTTGTTGCCCTGCTGCTGCTTGAGCGTGGCGCTCGCGTTCTGGTTCATGGCCTGAGCCTCGTACCCGGCCGCCTCGCGCTGCGCGTTCACGCCGATCGTCTTGGCGTCGAGCGTGCCGAACTGCGCCATGTCGCCCATGACATCGAGCGGCGAGCCGAAGTTGCCTTCGACCCCGCGCGAGGCATAGGACGCCCGCGCCCGGCCGAGCGCGTCGGCGTTCTTGCGCATCTGCGTCTGCTGATCGGCTTGGCCGCGCTCGACTGCATCGCGCGCCTGACGCTGCGACAGGATGGCGTTGTTCCGATCGACCGCGGCCTGATAGTCGGCCGCCGACTTCTGCGCCTGCCCTTGCTGGATCGAGCCCGCGGCGGAAACGCCAGCGCCCGCGATGCCGGCGACCAGCGATAGCGTAGCAAGCTCACACAACGGGGCCTCCTATGATCTTAGGTCGAAGCGGTGGAAAGGCCGCCGTAGAATCCCGTACGGCACGGGAGCATGGACAGTAAACCCGAGCCACTTCAACCACCGGATGGTGGTCGATGCGCGGGCGTCCACGTAGTTTTCGAGCCATGGATACGCCGCGCGAACCTGCGGCATCTTCTCGACACAGTAGCGCAGGAACGCGGCCGGGTGCCGCTCAAGCTCGTCCGCGCCGAGCAACCACGGCGAGCGTCGCCCAGTCATGCTGGCATGCGACACACCGCCGACGAACACCACCCGGCCGCCGATCAGGCCTGCCCAGCAGTGTTCCGATTGCTCGACGCAGCGCGTGATCGCGTCGAGCGGCCGAGACCCGGAGGTGGCCGCGATCTCACGCCGATCCGTCGCCCGCAGCGTCATCGCCAGCGGCAGCGCGTCGTCCGCCCTGGCCCTCCTTACCGTCAGAGAATTTCGGTCGCTCCGTATCGCCACCCGTCTCAAACTCCGGTGATACGGCGAGCACGGTCGCCGGCAGAAGGCCGGTCGTGATGCTCACCCGGCCCTGGTTATTCCAGTCCCCCGTGAACCGTGCCTCGAACGCGCCCGTAAACAGGCCGTTGACCAGCTTCTCGCCGAACTCGGGGATCGGTACGTGCTCGAAAGCATACCCGTTATCGGCCGGGCCGTAATGCAGGTCTATGGTCTTATCGACGTGAATTATGATCTTGGTGACGTTGCGCAATTCGCCGTTCAACTGCGGAGCGCCCACGTCCAGATCGAGCGTGGTCAACACGCTGTCGTACGGCAGGCCGATGCAAACCTTACCGGCCGCGAACGGTAGCTGAACCGCGCCGCCTCGCACCACGAGCCCTTCGACCTTCCGACCGTCCGCGACACCCGCCACCGTACGGCCTTCGAGGTGCCCCAGCCCCGTCACCTGGGCGGACGCCGCGCCGTCGCGCGACAAACCGGCATCCACGAAAAACGCATCGCTCGCGCTATTTATCCGCCGGGACCGCTGCCGCTCGACATACCGGCGCGTCGCCCCGCCTACCTGCCGGCGCACGGCCGCGTAGACGACATCCTCTTGATCTTCCGCGACCACGCAAACGCTCTCGAACTCGCCGTCCGTAGTGAACTCGGACCAGCCCAAGACTTCCTGATCTTTCAGGTACGTACACGCCAGCATCGAGCCGTTGGACAACACGAAGTATAGGCACGAGAACGGCACGTTGGCGAACGCCATTTGCGTGATGGTCGCGCCCTCGATCAGGTGCCGGGCCAACAACGACATATCGATGCCGCGATACTTGTTCGTGCCGAAGTCGTAGGCGACGTTGCGGACCATCTGTCCCTTGGCCTGGACGAACACCACGTCATCGAGCACGAGCATCGGCGCGATGTTCTCCGCGCACCCGAACGCCGACTGCTGCTTGGCGTCGATCGTCGTCGGCGCGATCGTGCCGCTGTCGTCGCCCCGGATGCGGAACTCGCCCGAGATCGTGAACGCCAGGAGATCTTCTGCCGGCACGAAGAACAACACGTCCTGCCGCTGCCTGGAAGCGAGCGCGAAGACGATGGCGTCGCTCGCCTTCGATGGGAACGTGCTGTCGAAATTGTTCAGGTCGCCGGCCTGGGACATGTCGATCCGGTTCGGCTTGATCGAGGGGCCGCCGAATACCGTGCGCTGCTGGTAGATAGTCGAGGCGCGCGGATACTGGCCCGCGCCGACGAACGGGGACTGCGCTTTTGCCGGCCCTTGCGCCGTATCGGGCGTCGCGTTCAGATCGCGCCAGTAGACCAGCCCGTCGCCTTCCGGCGGCTGGCCCGCGTCCACGATGCCGACGAGCCCGAACAGCGCGCCCTTCGTCGTCTTGTAGACGCGATAACTGGACACGCCGGGGATCTTCACGAACCCGACATCGTTCGCGAACCCGCGCAGGAAGAGATCGTTGTTGACCGTCACGTAGAAGTTCGGCGCGGTCTCTCGCCCGGTCGCCGCGTCAACGCTCGTGACAGTGTAGGTACTGTCATAGGGGTAGGCGAATTCTGTCGGGTAAGGGTCTCCGTTCGCGTCCTTGCCGGTCTCAAGTGCCCGCGTGATCGTGCGACCCACGAGGTAGGCCGGGCTGTCCACACCAGGGGCGGTCGCGTAGGCTGAGAAGCGCCAGTCATCGAGCGCGAACCGGGAGAGTTTGTAGGGCGGGAAGTTGACGTGCGTGATCGTCAGCACGTCGTTGGTCTGCTGGAATACCAGGGCGGGAACATCGTCCGCGCCGTATGGCGTCGGCAGGACGTATCGGCCAGACGCGCCGCCGCCCGCGATGTATGCGCCGCGTCGGATCACGGCCATATAGCGGTGCCCGAATTCAAGCACGCAGGTATCCCGGCCCGACAGGGTAAATTCTACCAGCCGGACAGTTGTCCCTTCGTTCGTGGCCGCGCCGATGAACTCGAATCCAGCCCGGTTCGATACGCCGCCGAACGGCAAAATCTGCCAGTTCTTGAGCCGAGCCGCGCCGGCTTGATACTTCGCGAGATCGACGCGCGCATGCAGCTTCGGGTCAAGCTCGCCCGCAGTGAACGACGGCTGGATGCGCTTCGCCATCAGCCGTTGCCCCCGTCTTCCTGGATGACGGCCAATCGGGCGAGCTGATATTCAACCCACCCACCTTTGCCCGTTCCGATGCAAAGCACGTTATCGACAAGGTTGATGAATATCCCGCCCTCCGGCAAGAATGACTTGCTCGACTTGCTCTTGTTTGGTCTCAAGCCCTCGGTGTATGACACCATCGCTCGCGGGGCTCCCATGTGGATGTAACCGCGAGCCATCAATTGTCCTCCTGAATATCGTAATCTGCCTCAATGACTTCTTGCGACGGGTCATCTATGACGAGCGTTCCATCGCGCTCGATGCGCCCGCCCGTGCTCTCGACCCAGAAATCGGACGAGGACAGAAGTTGCGGCGTCGGCTCGATGGGAGCGGTCAAGCCGGGAATGTAGGCCGGCAGGATCGCGGAGCCGGGCCCGGGGCCGGTAATCATCGGCGGTGTTGGGTTGACCGCCCCGGAGCCCGGAAGGCTGCCCCATGGCCCGCCCTGCCGATCCCAGGCGTACGCGCCGTGGTAGCGCTCCCGGTCCTCGCGCGTGAGCGACGGCACGCCGCGCACCGCCAGCCATTCGGGCACCCGCTCGTCAAGCTCGTCGCCGGCCTCGTTCGCCGCGTCGGCGCGGGCCTTGTCGCGCAGCGCCTTGGCGACGCCGCGCAGGTACACTGCCGCGTCGTTCTTGCCCGTGACCGGGAGCGCGATCATCGCGGCCAGCTCGTGGGCGAGCAGCGCCGTGAACTCGGAATCGTACGCGGCCGGGTCTACGTCCCAACGGGTATAGATCAGCGTTTGCAGCGGCTTGTTGCAGAGGATGAACCGGCCCGCGACTTGGAAGCGCGCGTCGTAATCGGTCGGGTAGCGCTTGGCGAACCCGCGCACCGCCGCGCAGTTGTCGGGATAGGCGTAGGCGTAGCGCCACCCGGTCATTACGGCCGGGCCGTTCGAGGGCACGGCCTGAACGTAGGTCCGCGCGAACGGCCAATCGACGGAGCGCAGGGCTGCCCGCAGCGCGATCGAGTAGTACCGGCGGACGGCATTGGCCTGCTTCGTCCGCTCCCCGAACGATACGATCGCGTCCTGCCCGATCAGGCCGAGCGCGAGATTGGCGATCTCGATCGGCACGGAGTTGGCCGGCAGGGGATCGGCGCGTGGGTCGCTCTCGCCATCGTCGTCCGTCTCGCTGCTCGCCGCCGTCGCTGCGGCGCGCTTGCCGGCGTCCTCGGCCAGCTTCCGCATGCCCATCATCAGATCGGCCTTGCCCGTGATCGGCATGGCGAGATGTGCGGCCAGCGTCAGAGACGCGAACTCCACGAAATCGGATGGGAATTCTGTCGGGTCGCTGATGAACAGCGTGCAAGCAATGTAGGCGGCCTGTTCGTTCGTGTAGACCGCGAGTTGACCCACCGACCCATCCGGCGTGCGCATGACACGAAACCGGACGGGGGCCTCGGTGCGGTCGGTCCTGGCGATGTAGCGGATCGCCTCGACGCCCTGCGGGTATTCGTAGGCGTATTTCCAGTTCGGCAGCGCCGCGCCCGGGATAAGCGGGCTCGCGACATACCGGCGCGCGAATTGCCAGTCGAACGCCCGGAAGCATTCGCGCATGGCGATCTCATAAAACCGGCGGCAGTTCACGGCCTCGGGCGTGTCCCCGAGTATTCCCGTATCGTCGCCCGTGACAGGGCGCTGGCGCAGATGCGCGAGCGCCATATTGCACAGGTCAACCAACGTCGTCGGCATGAGACCTCACACAAAAACGGGGCCGCGAATGCCCCGTTATGCACCAACTGTTCAGATCAGGCTATGCCGCGCGGCGGCGGTTATCCTCTGCAATATAGCCCTTGAACCGGCGGATCGCCTCGTCCGGACCAACCTCGTCATAGAGCGACTTCGGCACGAACCACGAGGCGGCCGGGCCGGTGTATCCGCGGATGATGTCGCCGGGATTGCGGATTGTGTCGTCGTGGTAGCCGGCCGCCACCACAACGATGTCTTCCTCTTCGAGGCCAGGATAGGTCCGCGCCTGGACCGGAGCGCCGCGCGAATCCGTGCCCCACAGGGCACCCGTGCCGCCCGTGATGTCACCGATGCCCGAGCCGCCGCCGTTGCCCGCGGGCATGGGCTGCGTCGAGGGCGCGGAGGTGACGCCGGCCGGAAGCGGGCGGGTCAGGCGCGGATCGAACGCCGCGCCGGGTCCGGCGGCCGTCACGTCCTTGTTCTCGTCGGGGGCCGGGCCGGTCGCGCCGGCCATCCCGGCCTGTAGCGTCTTGATCAGCCGGTCTTGAGCGTCGAGCCGGGCGAGGAGCGCCTTAGGGTCTAGACTCTCAGCGTCAGCGGCCGGAGAATTGCCGTCAGCCCGCGCCTGGGCCGACGCCTCGGTCTGATCGCCGCCGGCCGTCTGGCCGCCCTTGGCGTCGGTCTCGGCCTTCGCCTTGTCGGCCTTCTCCTTCTCGGCCGCCGCCTGATCGTCGCGGGCCTTCTGCGCCTTGGCGCGGGCCTCGTCCGCTGCGTTCGCCATGTCCTGCACTCCTGAGTGTTGCGCGACGGGTGGGCCGGCGCTTACGCGCCGACGCCGTTGGGCTGGTAGATGGTGAACCGAGCGGAGATCGCCCCGGTGGTGAACGGCCCGTTCTCGACCGTGTAGAACACGTCTAGATACCGGGAGACGCGCGCCGGGACCGGCAGCTCGCCCATCAGCTTCGCGAGCGACGCACCGCGCTTGAGGCTCGCCACGGGCACGGCCGGCAGGAGAAGGGCCACGACGGCGTTGCTCATATCGGCGTTGGGCGAGGAGCGCAGGCCGATTTGCAGGGTCGCCGCGCCGGCCGCCGCGAAATCGGCATCGACGTTGAAGGCGATAGCGCCCTTGCTGTTGCCCTTCGAGTTGCCGGTGTAGGCGGGCGGACCCAGGTCGATCTGGTTCACGGACGCGGCCGAGGCAGTGAGCACCTGGGCGTTGGAGAGTTCGTTCTGCTTGTCGAGGATCATGGCGGCCTCACGAGATGAAGGAGGAAGGTTGAGGGGCCTTCCACCCCTTCGGGGGTCGGCGTGCCCGGCCTCAATCGCCGGGCTGTCCGCCGCCCTCTGCTACCGGCAGGTAGCTTCCTCCATTCGTTACGCGGCGATGGCCGGAACCGCGGCCTCCGTGTTCAGCATCTGCTCGACGCGGCGCACGGGATCGCCGTCGAACATCAGCACCTTCTTGCCCGCCACGGTCTCCCAGGAGAGCTGGAACCCGATTTTCTCCAGGATGGCGAGGCGCAGCTTGGAGGCGGTGTTGCGGCTCATGTACCAAGCCCGCTTGCCGCTCGTGGTGCGAAGCTTCTCTTGCGCCTGGATCATCAGGGACACGAGGGCCTTGAGCTTGTTCACGTCGGAGGACAGGTCCGACACGTCGATGTTCGCGATGCGCACGATGTAGCGCCAATCGCGGATGCAGAGGCCGCAGCCCCAGCGGAAGTGATCCCGGTACGCCTCGTACCGCGAGCCGTCCGCAAGCTGGATCGTGTCGCGCCCGCGATCCTCGTGCTGCACGCCGCCGGGGATACCCTTGGGGTACAGGCCGAAGGCGTAGTCTTCGCCCCAGCACACGAGCCAGATCGAGGTGTTGTCCGCGCCCGTGCCGCCCGCGTCGATGACGTTCTCGGAGGTGCCGACGCCCGACAGCGCGTTGTACCGAGGGGCAAAGCCGGTGAACATCTGCGGAACCACATTCTGGTTGCCGTAGATGAGCGCCTGCTGCACCTGCTGGTTCATGCCTTCGAGGATGCCCTTGGCCTCGCCCAGCCGGAACTCACCCGGGTCGGGGGCGAGATCGACAAGCGCCTTGTCGGGCTCGCTGTAGTTTTCCAGCATGCCGACCGTATCACGCACCTGGGCCTTGGTGGTCTTCGAGGGCTGCACGCCCTGGTAGAGCATCCGCCACGTGCCGAACGGGATGCCGGTGCGGATGACCGTCTTGTGGCCGGTGCCGTCGTTGCATTCCATCCACGGAATGTCTTCCAGCATCTCGTTCTGCTGATTCAGGATCTCGATGACGCGCGCGTTGCCGGCAGACGTGCCGGCCCCCTTCGCGATGTCCGACAGCGTGGATACCAGGGAACCGACGACGGCCATGTCTTCACCTCACGATTTTCAGAAGAGCACCGGGCGGCTGTTCTAGCCTTTAACCCTGGTACATCGACGGATACATATCGCGGGCTGCGGACACTCTATCGCCGCCGCTACCGCCTAGTATGGTCCCACCCTCTCCAATCGCCTTACCGATGCGCACGAACATCCGCAACACTTCGGGATTATTTCCCAGTCCATAAGTGTCGAAGATCTGCAACGCGCGCTCGCTGGCGAAGGCTTGAAACGCCTTGTTGGCGTGCGCCATGTTGGCGTTGAAGTCCTTGCCGCCGATTTCCTTGTCGGCGCGCGCCTCGTTCGCCCACGCGGCGGTCTGCTTGCTGTGCGCTTCGAGCGCCTTCGTCTGCTGCTTCATATAGGCGTCTGCGACAACCTGCGCCTGGGCCGGCGACAACTTGGCCTCGCGGAACAGCGGCGTGACTTCCGCCATCAACTCCGCATCCATTTCGACGCCATCTGGCATCTTGATCTCGTACGTCTCCGGGATCGCCTTCCCGTCTACGTCCTTGGGCGTGCCGTCATCTGCGGTGGGCTCGGCCTCTTTCTTGGGCTCGCCGCCCGCGCCTTCGGGTTTGGGCTCGCCGTCTTTGGCGGGCTCTTTGCCGCCGGCCGCGGCCTGGGCGAGGAGAGAGCCGCTTTCGCCGCCCGCGCCACCCGCAGCCGCGCCGTCGCCGCTTCCAGCGCCCGCGCCGCCCTGTGCACCTCCCCCAGCGCCGCCCGCACCTTCGCCGCCGCCGCCGCCCGCGCCACCGCCCGCGTCGCCGCCACCCCCAGCCGCTCCACCGCCATTGCCGTCCTCCGGGGCCAGTACAGGGCGCGGCCCAACGAGCGCCGAGAAGATCGAGGCACCGGCCAGGGCCGTGCTAGTCCTGAGAAGGGTTTTCATCGCTCAACAGCTCCGTGATGATTGCGAGGAACAGGCCGTTGTTCGCGGCCCGCATCTGATCGACCAGCGCGATTGCGGCCTCGTGCTTGCCGGCAGAGCGTTCACCGCCGACCGTCGAGAACAGCCCCAGATCGCGCAGGATGTAGCCGAGGACGCGCCGGCCCTCGTGCAGCGCCATGACCTTCTGCCACTCGGCCGACACCCGCAGGCGTTCCGCCTCGTCCGTCTCCGGGTCGGCGTAGAACTCGATCGGCTCAACCGCCATAGGCCCCGGCCCCCATAAGCTGCCCGAGCATGCTCTGATCCGACACGGGCGTGTCGGCCAGAACCTTCGCGGTGTCCGCGCCCTGCTGGACTGCGGCAGCCGCCGCCGCGCCCTGCTGCGCCTTCTCCTTGGCCTTGCGGATCTCGCTCACCTTGTCGTCGGCCAGGACGACGCCGGGCGGGACGCCGGTCGCGTCCGCGTATTCGTCCACCGCCTGATCGGCATCGAACTTGTCGGCCACGGACGGGAACACCGCCACGAGGTTGCCCACGAACCCGGCCATCCGCTCGATGCCCTGGACCGCAACGGCGCGCTGCGCCTGGGCCAGCGTCGAGATGAATTGCACCTTCAGATCCGTGCCCTGAAGCTCCTTCGGCGCAGGCGGCAGGATGCCGGCCCGGTTCATGATCGCGAACGTGCGCGACACGGCCGGGTCGAGGTTTTCGTTATGCAGCCGTTCGATCACAGGGCCGAGGGCCAGAAGCTTTTCCTCGTGCCGCTCATCCACCTCGCGCGCCGTGATCTCGCGCCGGTCGGATTGCGACATCATCAGGAACAGGTCAGCGAAGTAGACCTCGCGAATCCTGTCCTCGCTCCGCTGGATCTCTGCGGCAATCGCCGTGATCGCGTCGGCGCGCATCTCGTACAGCGCCGAGATGACCGGCCGCCCCGAAGTGTCCATGCCCGAGACTGCGGTGTGCTGGCCGGCGCGGTTGCGGACCTTGATGCTGTCCGGCCCGCCCTGCGTCGGCGGGTTGGCGAGCTTGTCCACGATGATCTGCTTGCGGTTCTCCAAGAGCTGCAAGCCCTTTACATCGCCAAGCGCCTCGATGCCCGGCCCGGTCCCGTACACGTCATTGTCGCGCACCTCCCACCGCGGGGTGCAGCCCGGGAACTCGTGACAGCCCTTGCATTCGAGCAGGCCGCGATCCTGCGAAGCCTTTACCTCGAAATGCACGCGCAGGAACGGCAGGCCGCGGGGGCCCGCCATGTCCGCAACCTGCTGCATGTTCGGCTCGATTGCCTCGCAGACCTGTATCATCTGATCGAAGTGTGAGTTGTCGTAGAGGTTGAGCACGTCTTGCGAGCAGCGCTTGCCCCACTTTTGCACCATAGCGAGCACGGACATCTCGAACTCGCGATAGACGGTGGTGATCTCCCCGAACCCGTCCGCAGCGAGGTAGTATTCGCCTGGGCTGTAGACGTGGCACCGTATCACGTCGTCATAGTTTTCATCGATCATCATGCACGACGTGCCGAAGTCGCCCAGATCTCCGTAACCGGTGTGCAGGTTGTTGTAGATGTTAGACCGCTGGAACACGGTCGCCATGCGTCGTGCCACTGTGGTCAGGTAGTCTTTCACCGCGCCGTTCTCGGCTAGATCCGGGTCGGGCGTGGTCAGCTTGAACCAGGGCCGGGCCGGGCTCGACGCGCCCGACTGCATGCCGGATCGCAGGGTGCGGCTCGCGATCGTGGCGGCCGTATTGATGATGTGTTCCGACTGGCGTGCGGCTGACGGCGGGCGTCCGTTCTCCCAATAGCGCTTCTGACGCCGCGGGCGGATGTACCGGGCGACCGCCTCAACCTCGTAATCGTAGAACGAGCGCAGGGACTTGAGCGACACGAGACGCTTGCGGAACGGATCGGCCGGCATCTCCATCATCATGAACGCCGGACGCGGCAGCGCCAGCCGCCGGGCCGCGTCTTTGTCTGGAACCTGCGCCACGTCGTTTTCCCTCTGCCGGCAAGTCGATCAGGTGCCGAGCGTCTTCTTGCCCGTGGTGCCCGCGTCATCGATCGTGGCGGGGTTCGTCAGCAGCGTGGACCCGGTGTTGCTCATGGCCCGGAGGCGCGCCTGCTCGTCGCTGCGCGCCTTCGCAACGTCGGCACCCCCCACGGTCGCGGCCTGCGGAGGCGGCGGCGGCAGCGCGGGCGGGCTCGATTTCTGGCCACCGAAAATGCACATGCGCAATTCTCCTAAGTCGTCACGATAACGTGGCCTTCACCGCGCGCCCAGATGTTCTGAGTTAATGCGATGTTGATATCGCGCACGAAGCCGTCGCCGCCGAGTTCATTGGCCGGAAGATCGGCAATATCGTTCGGTGCATTATTTCCGGGATCTGACGCAGACGCAGCCCAATAAGCCGCGCGATGCGGTGCCCTGTTTTGCAAAAACATCGGACCCGAGCCCAGATTGGTCCAAGCCGTCTTCGAGAGCTGTACGCGCGCGGTCGGCATCACGATTTCCTTATGATTCGGTATCCATTGTCATCGCCGTCACGGTAGTACCCGCGCGGCAATCCCTGCATCGCCAGCGGATCATCTGGATAGACCGGCGCCGCATCGAACATTTTTAGCATCTGATCTACGATGCGGTTCCCGGTCGGCGTGCGGTCGCCATAAAGGCGCGTGAGCGTGTACCCGGTCGCGTCGCCGTTCTTGAATAGACCGCCGCTCGCCGGGTAAAGCGAAGGGTCTTCCGGCATGGACGGCAGATTATCGAGCGCTCGATAGACGATGCGCTGAATATCCGCGTCTGGGAACTCATCGAACAGACCCAGGATCCATTCATAGTTCGCCTGTCCGGCGCCTGAACGCTGCGACCGCCCCTGTTTGTTGGTCAGGTACGGCGGGCGTCCGATGGTCATATCTTCGAAACGGCCCATCGTATCACCTGTTCACAGCATAGATCGAAAGCGGGACTGTGTAATTCGTGAGAACAGCGACAGCCGGCATGTTAAACACGACGCGCAGCGTGTTCGCGGCGGTTGGCAGGGCGTGATGTACGGCAAAGCCTGTCGGCAGCGTCGTCGGGTAGACTTCAAGAATGTCTGTCACGAGCGCGCCGGAACACGCGATGCCGGACTTTTCCGAGACGCCGGCCGCCACGCCGACTGCCTGTTGCGCCGCGAGCGTTGTCGTGCAGACGAACACGGAGGCCTTTGGCCCGGCCGGACCCTGCGGTCCCTGCGGCCCGGTCGCCCCCGGCTTGCCGTCTGCGGCGCTGGATACCGCCGAGATCCCCTGCCCGAACGCGGGCGAGGACGCTAAGGCGAGAGCGAGGAGCCACGCCGCGCGCATCACTGCCCCGTCCCGAATTGCGGCTCGACGTTCCCGGAACAGGCCTTCTGCGCCGCCTGCACGCTGGCGTTCGGGCCATCGATCCCCATCGCCATGACGGCAACCGGGAGCAGGGAGGTGTAGACCCTCGAAGTCCCGGGCAGCCACAGCCACCCGTTTGCGGCCGTCAGGACGACGGTCGGAGCGCCGGTCAAGCGCCCGCGGAAACGCACCGCGCACGGATTGTTGTTCGTGTATTGGAACGATGTCGTACCGGCCGGCGGCGTAACGGGCACCTCGACGTTGCCACTCGTCGGAGTAAACGGGATGATGAATGGTTCGCCGATCCTATAGAACGGGATATTCGGCGACATGCGAGCGCCGGCCGAATTCAAATACTCTTGGTTCGGGACGGAGATTGTGACTTGCGGCGACCCGTTGACGAGCGCCTGGGCGCTGGCACTAAGCGGTTTGACGGCCAGAATCGCTGCGAGCAGGCAGGCAGTGCGTAGCACAGAGACCCCCTAGTTCACCGAGAAGCCGGATTTGACATAGACGGGCGTTGCCGTGCCGCCGGTCGTGATCTTGGTCCGGTAGTACCGGAAGGTGACAGGGAGCGAGACCGTCACCGTGCCGTAGGTCGAGCCGGATGCCGGCGCGGTCGTCGTGCCCTGGTACAGATCGAAGTAGGTCGCGTTGTCGTCGGACCCCTGGACGACGCAGGTCAGCGCCAAGCCAGCGGAGAACGAGGCGTTGAACTTCGTGAACGCACTCGGGCTCGCCCCGGCGTCGCGCGCCGCGCTCGGCTGCGTGGTCGAGGCCCCGAGTGTGCCCGGCCCGATGTCAGCGAAGTAGCTCGCGCGCGTGTTGTCATTCGCGAGCGTCGAGGCCCCGGCCGGGAGCGGCAGGGCCGTGTCAGACGCCAGCACGACCGGAGCAGATCCGGAGGCGGCCTTCTGCCCGAGGGTGCCAAGGCGGGCCGCCAGAGTGGCATCGAGCGCCAAGCCGCCTGTCGTGCCCACATTAAACGTCGGCGTGCTGGCGAACGCCGGCAGCGCCGGGAGGGCCGAGACTGCGACGGTGCCCGACACCGGCTGTGTCGCGGGCAGGTTAGACACCGCAACCGACCCAGACACCGGCTGTGTCGCCGGGAAGTTTGAGACCGACACAGCGCCGCCCGCCTGCAAGGGCGACCCCAGAGCCGTTCTCACGGCCTGTACGCTGGCATCCGTCGCGATGCCCGCGATGGTCCCGACATTGAAAGTCGGGGTGGCGGCATAGGCCGGCAGGCTCGACAGGGTGACGGCTTGCGTCGATGGGAAATTCGAGACGGCAACCGTGCCGCCAGATCCGCCGCCGCCCGACCCGCCACCTCCGGCCGATGACTGCGCCAACGCCTGAGAATGCGCCAGCGCCAGGGCAACAACGGCGATGCATAAGCGGCGCAGCATGTCAGATCCCAACCTCTGGCCGATAGATACCATCGTCGTTATCGGACGATGATTCTCCCCGCAACTGCGCTCTCGTCTTGTCCACGTCTCTCGGGCCTACCGGCATAGCAAAGGTCAGAGCCAATCCATCGGCGCGATCGGGCGAGGCATGACCTCCGCCGCCCGTCCCTTCACGCTCGCGCATCTCGTCCTTGCTTTCGAGCATAATCTTGTTGTCTTTGTCGTAGAAATATTCTCGCGTCGTGAGCTGCGTTTGCAGCACGTCATCGTCTGGCACCGCGCCATTGTCTTCGAGCCAATCGCGCATCATCCCGTACATGTACGAGCCGCGGTTGCGGTACTTCAGATCAGGGGACTTGCCGCCGAACAGCACCGGGTGAACGTTGCGGATTCCGAGCTGTATCAGCCGTTCCGGGACGCCAGCGCCCACCCCGCCGCCGTCGATAAAGATCGCGTCGGGCTGATCGATGAGGGCCAGTTCTGCGATCTTGCCGGCCACGTGCATCAGCCAGTCGCGGCGGTCGCTCTCTGGCCGCAGGATCAGCGGTTCGAGGGTGCGCGCGTCGTTGCCGCGCCGCCGGTAGATCGTGGTCTCGTCGCCGCCCTTGTGGCCGATGTCCACGCCGTAGATCACGGGCGAGGTGATGAGCGGGGCGGGCTCGCGACGGCGGGCCTTCTCGACGGCCCCGATCGGGATGAACTGGTCCGTGCCCTGTGACGGGAACTCGCCGCGGATCTTCACGCGGATGTAATCGCTATCCTCGCCATAGGTCGCCACGTCCTGCGCAAGCTTGGCCTTGTTCGGGATCAGGGCCTCACGACTGTCCACCTTGAAGCAGCGGTACAGCTTCGAGATGCGCGGGTTCATGTGCGTGTCGAAGAAGTATCCGCTCGGCCGCGTCGCGTTGCCGAATAAGAATTGCATCGGCTCTCCATCCGTCAGGCCGCCGTCTTGCGTCTCGAAGATGTTGCGCTCGATCGCGGACGCCTCGTCGTTGATATAGAACGACGTGCTGTCCACCGCGTGCTGGCCGGCAAACGCCTCAGGCGTCTCTTTCCGCCACGGGATGGCATCCGTCCGCCACGTGGTCGGGTACTGCTTATGCACCATGCGCAGGGACCCGCGCGAGGCGTACAGGTTGAACCATCGGCCGGTCAGGCCGCGCTTGTGCCATTTCGCGATCTCGGCCCACGTCTTGGTCTCAAGCTGCGGCGACGAGTTGGCCGTGACGATGCCCTTCGAGTGCGGGCGCGTGGACATGATGAAGGCCACGATCCAGGCCACCAGACCCGACTTGCCGACGCCGTGCCCGGCCCGCGTCGTGTAGCGCATCGGCATGACGGAGGCGGACCCATCGAACCCGCGGCTGCGGATGTCCTTCCCCCAGGCTTCGAGGAAATCGATTTGCCAGAGATCGGGGCCGTGGTGGTGCTCTAAGTCACCGTGACCCCAATGGTAGTTGAACAGCACGAAGCCGAGCGGGTTGTCGAACAGATCCGCCATGACGCCGGCCAATTCACGGTCGGCGTCGAAGGTCTCGAAGTTTGAGAGCATTTACCAGTTGCCTTGCAGCAGCTTGTTCGTGCCCGTGCCCTGATCCAAGACGCCGGCAGCCTGATTACCCTGCGTCAGGTTGTTCGTGATCGAGTATTGATCGGCCGCGCCAAACACGAAGATGCCGTAGCCCTGCGCACCGCCGGGGTAGAGATCGTTGCCGCTCGTCGTATTGGTGATGATGAAATCTTTCGCGCCGTTGACGGTGATGCCGTTTCCGGCGCCGCTCCCGGCCGTGACGCTGTTGGAATGCATGTGCGCGCCATCAACGACGGTGCGGCGCGCGGTCGAGTTGATCAGCAGGCCATGCGAGCCATTGTTGAAGAACTGCGTGCCGCCCGTGAACGATATGGCGTTCGTGTTGTTCAGCGTCAGGCCCGGGGCGGTGGTGTCGGCGTTGCCGTCGCCGCGCCCACCGGAGAACCAGCACCCAACGAAGTCCGTCAAAACGGTATTGTTCAGGATCGAGCCTGAGAACCCGCTGTCGAAGAACGTACCGATGAACTTATTGTAGGCCGGGCGGCTTGCCGGCGCGTTGTTTGTCGCATCGGTCAGAAGAGTGTACTTGCCGAGAAGAATGTCGGCGCCTACCATCACGAACGCTTCGACCTTATTGGTCAGTCTTACGTTACCGGCCCCTGCGTTTGTATTGTTTCCGGCGTTGATAATTACGTTATTCGAGAACACATCGACGGTATTATCTGCCCATATTCCCGCTGCATTATGATTGAACAACTGATAATTGTTCAGGAACATACCAGACCCGCCGGAGATCTTTACTCCAACGGCCGTGTTGTATGTGATGAAATTGTCCGCAACCGGGTTTGATGCGTTGACGACATCGAGCGCCGTCGCGCCGTCGACCGGAGTGCCCTGATAAGCAAGCTGCACGTCGCTGACGCGATTGCCGATGCCCGACATGCGGATGATCGGCTTGTTCAGAGCGACGGACGTGATCACCGTTCCCTGGGCCGAGATGCCGTGCAGATGCACGCTGTTGCACCCAGCCGGCAGCTCGATCATGTCGCTGATCTTGTAGCCCGGCTTGAACAGGCGGACCTCTGCCGTCCCGGCCGCACATGCCGCCGCGACAGTCGCCTTGATCGCGCATGTGTCGTCATTCGCCCCGCCGCATGAGCCGCCGCGAAAATCCTCGGCCGACATGGGAAGCTCGCCAAGCTTCTCATCGAGCCGGCGTTGCAGGTTGCCGAGCTTCGGCAGGATCGACATGGCGGACACGTCGCCCGTGGAGCCCGGCCCGAAGATCGTGATTGGTCCCGTCCTCTGGGCCGGGGGTCGAGCCTGACCGAGGGCGACGCTCGCCGTCAGAAGGGCGAGGACGAACCCGAGACCGATGCGCTTCACGACATACCCTCCTTGTCGAACACGCCCGGCAGGCGGGCACCGTCGCGGGCAAGGCGCTGTTCAAGGCGCTTGCCCGCCTTCTCTCCGAACGATCCATCGGCATTTCGGTGGATCGGTGGGCCGATGCCGTGAAGCTTCACGTCATACCGGGACTGCGCAGCGTAGCCGTGCTCATCCTGACCCAGCACCTCGATCGTCGCCGTGTCGGCGGTCAGGTGCGACGTTACCTCGCGCGGCGGGTCGCCGGCCGCGAACCACTTCTTGACCGGGCAAATCTGCACTGCGCCGTCTGGTCCTTCGACCATCACGGCCGGCGGCTTGGCGTCGAAGCTGATCGCAAGAACTGTGATGCCTTGGTTGACGATCACCAGCGGTCATTCCTCGTCGTGAACCACGCGCCGACCACGATGATCAGCGCGACGATCGGCAGGCCGATCATGAATGCTTGAAAACTGCTCACGCATATCCCTTGAGAATCGCGTGAAGCATCCAGGCGTCACGCGGGTGGAGCTGGCCGGTCCCGATGCCGGCATGCAGCCAATCAAGGGCTGCGCTCTCCGCGTTCCAGGCGTGGACGAAATACCGGATGTGGCGCACGCCCCAGAGACGCAGCGGCCACGGGGCCGGGCGGATCGTCCAGCCATTGCGCTCGCCGTCTTCGCGCCACATGGCGTCTTCGTCGGCCGCCAACACGTTGTCGTTCATTCGAGCCCCGCACGTTTTCGGCCCTCGCGGATCGCCTGTGCGATGTCCACGAGCGCAACCACGCCATCGTCGCCGCCGATCATCTTGTGAATACGGGCGAGCGTCGTGAGAGCGGAGAGCTTGTCGCCCAACTCCGCTTCCATCTTGAGGACTTGCTTTGGATCGTCCGGAACGTCCCCGGGCTTGTACGAGATCTCGCACTTGAACTTCTTGAGCCCGGCGAGATCCGCTTCGTCGGCGCGTGAGAAATCGAGGTAGGCCGTGCCATCCTCCTGCACGACCATCATGCGGCCGAGCGAGGCGAACGCGACCTTGGCAAGCTCCTCCTCGATCCGTTTCGGCGTGGCCTGGATGCGCCGCATGCGCCCGGCCATGAGCGTCTGAATGACCTCGTAGACCTCGGGCTTGTTGTAGACCTGACGCGCGCCCGCGCTCATCGTCTTGGTGTTCACGGACTTGCCGTAGCCGGCGTCCTTGTACGCGCGGCTCGCGTTCATCGTGCGCATGTAGGCGTGCACGAACAGGCGCTGCCGATCGTTCAAATCGGCTTCCGCCACGATCAGCTCTTCTTCGGCCTCGATGCCGTCGAGGGGCCTATCCCCCTTGTGCTGCGGCCGGTTCACAGCCGCTCCCACGTCACAACATCCCGCGGGGCGACGAACACCATGACCCTGCCGTCACGGACGCTCAGCACGTCGATATCAACGAAGGTGAGAAGGAAGCCCGGCGCGAGCGAGTAGCTGACGAACGACAGCTTCTCGGGCATGGCCGAAGCCGGGACCGTGCACGGGATCGTCAGCGCCCCACGCGGGATCTCTGGGGCTTCGGCCTTCGACTCGGCGCGGCTCACGGCGACACCCACCGGAACGCCTCGCCCCGGCCGCCACCCGTGCGGCGGATCTTGCCCGCGGCCTCGGCCGCACGCAGCAGGCCAACGGCCTCGCGCATCGTCCCGCAGCGAATGCGCATCACGTCAGCGACAGTCACGCCATGAGGGCGCGCTGCCAGCTTCGGCAGAGAGTTCATCGTCCGTCCCGTGGTCCCAACACGTGGCGGAGATTCTGGTTAACAAGACGCCAGAACGCAAGAGGCCCCGCGCGTTAACCAACTGTTGTTGGTGGCGCGGGGCCTCTATCCGCCAGATTGTTCTTAGGGGACGACCAAACTAGGCGAGGAACGCGCGCCCTCGGTTTCGCTTGGAATTGCCTTGTCGAAACGTTCCGCGCCACCGATTTTTGTTCGAGCCGGTCCGGGTGGTCTGACCGCCTACTGTGATTCTACAAGCTATCGAATACGCGTCAATCAGCTCGTGAGCCCTTTCACGGCCCACATCACGGACTGCTCTGCATTCGTGACAGCGAGCGCACGTTCCCGGCCGCCGGGACACAGCTTCTCGATCGCGCTGATGTACGCCTCGCCGGCCGCCTTGAGATCGGCCATCGCGCGCTTCTCGTCGTCGCTCAACTGGCGATAGGTCTGCCTCGTTACGTCTGCCATGGTCCCAGCTCCTGCAAAAGAAAGACCCGCCGCGTGGATCACGGCGGGCCAAGTCAAGGGAGGAAACGCCCATAGGGCTATTCGTCGTTAGTCCGGTGAGAAGATCTGTTCAACGTTGCTGTGTGGTTTTCCCTCGCAAACGATTAGGCTCTCATCACCGACGACCGCCCACGTCTGCGACTGGCCGCCTGAGACAGTCCATTTGTTGACGCCTTCGGCAACGCCGATCGCCACCTCTGCGCGTTTGCCAGCGGGGGCTGTGACCGTGACTTCTACCGTCGCGGGCTTGAAGTCGCCCGACCAATCGGGAGCGCCGCGCCCGGCTTGCGCTAGCTCGGCTGGCGGCTGAGGCGCGATCGTGGAGATGCCGGAGATCATGCCATCCTTGACCGTCACGTTGACCAGCGGATGACCGAAGCCGGGATGATCTCCCGTCAGCTCCGTGTACCCCGCCTCGAACACGGCCTTGGGCGACCACGACAGATAGCCGTCGGGCTGATAGCGCACCAGATAGTCGCCAAGGTCCGGGTTGCCTCTTGCGAAGAAATCGCCTGGAACAGCTATACGTTCGTACCCGTCATCGTTGTCAGCCTCCACGTTCACGTAATTACCAAGCGCCGTGTACCCGATAATCGGCGCAGCCTCGACAATCTTATGGCTCTGATACTTCTTCATGCTACGGCCCCAACCTCTCTGATAAGCCGCTCGCGCAACGTCGAGCCGGCGATGTTGATTGCGTTATACGATCGCGTCACCCACGCGAGATTGCACCTCCTGTTGTCGAGCGTGTTCCCGTTCTGATGATCCACCACCATGTTCAGAAGCGTCGGCGGCCCGAAGGCTCGCCGCGCGATCTCACGGTGGAGGAACAGCGTCCGCCCGCAGATCGTCTTGCGGGCGTAGATGCCGGCAGGCCGGGCGATGACGCCCGTCTCCGGGTCGATGTCGCCGCTGCCGTAGGTGTGGCACCAGAGGCCGCTACCGAGGCCCCTGGCCCATTCGTGGTCCTGGCGGTCGAGCCAGCACCCGATGTCGATGCGATCCGACAGCGACAGCCAGACCGCATCGTCGGGTCGCTCAACCCGCAGGGTGCGCGGGTCGAGCCAGTCCACGGCCGGCTATTCGTATTTGCGCCGATAGCGTCTAGGCGGCTTGGGTGGGGCGACCGCTGGCGGCGGCGGCTCCTGTCCGGTCACTGAGCCCGCGAGCGTGACGGGGCGCAGCGCAGCGCGGGCGCTTGCGCGGCTGCACACCGAGCGCCGGATCTCGCCGCCCCCTGCACCCTTGCCGATGTTGTAGGTTGGGGCTCGTGCGGTGAACAGCGTCATGCGCGCGCCTCCCGCATCGTGACTACCACCCGGTAGTCAGGCCGAGGGAATCGGGCCTGTGTCAGGGCATGGTCGGCCAGCTCGCGATGCGTCCATTCAGGGCCGCACACCGCCTTGAGCTTTCCGCACGGGCACTGCCGCACCCACACGTTGATGTGGCGGCTATGCATGAACCGCCTCCGCGCGCTCAACGACAGCCTCAGCGAACTCCCAGAACCGCCATTGGCCGTTCGGGTCGAGCCGCCATTCGCCATCGTGCGTCGGGATCGGATCGGAGCCCAAAGCCTCACGCGGCCCGTAGGCCAGCAGCTCGCGCAATTTACGCGGGGTAATCACGTCGTCTGTCCGCACCAAGCCATGGCCGGCAGACGCACGCAGGGCGTGCTTATCCATCGTCGTCGTCTCCGTTTGGTCCCAGAGACAGCAGACCACGTTTGTTGACTCTCGGTCAACTGGGTAGGTCAATCGGAATAATAGCCTACTACGGCATATAATCCTGCTATATAGGATTAAAGTGGCTTTTTTTTGGATTATGCGAGCAATTACAACGACTTGCTGAGAATAACTATTATAACTTATACCCCTCGCCCAGAAGCTAGAATGTGAGAGTATATTAGTTAACTAGTTTCGGGTAAAACAGGTTAACTTGTTGAGTGAGTGTTTAGAGCTTTGACGGTTTGGGGTGAACTCGTACCGGTTTATGATCGCAAGCCGCTGTGATCGTTAAGGAAAAAGGCAAAAATCCCACTTAAAAAGGGGTTAAACCGGGGGGAGACCCCGCGCACAGCAAGTTAAACCGGTTTCGCTTGACAGCCACCGATCCGTGGCTACCGTAGGGAATCGGAGGTGCTACGATGGTCGCAGCAGCAGAAGCCTACGCCGCCCGCATGGCCGGGCTCTGGACGCATCACGTCGAGCGGCAAAAGCGGGTCATCCGCGCCCGGTTCATGGCGCTGCCCAGGAATGCCGTGGCGATCACCGTGACCGAGCAGAACCGCGCCCAATGGGAGGCGTGTTCGCAGATGATCGAGGCGGGCGAACTCGTGCTGATCCGAGAGGAACGGCGCGAGACCCGCAGGGGGCCTCCGCGCCCCGATGGAACCCGGCGCGTGCGCAAAGAGCGGCGCGTGTCCCTGGCCGACTTCGACCCCGTGACGAAGACGGACACCAGCGACGGGATGCCATCGTTCGATCCGGGCGAGAGTAGGCCGGCAAGACGTAGCCTGCGCCTCGTGCCGAGCGTTCAGGAGGACGACGACGACAGGATTTAGACGGCCCGCCGGCGTCCGCTGGCGGTGAAATCTCCGGTTGGGACCAGGAGACGAGACATGTACCGATTCGATGAGACCCGCCTTGCGGGTAGCGAACCCGTGCGCGCGGATTGGGCGATGTCGCCCCGGCTGCACGACGACGTGCCCCTGATCGTGGTGCGCGATCCCCCGGCCGATATCGACCGCTTGTTGAGCCCAGCCCCGTCCGTGTGGTCGGAATGGTTGTTCTGGGGCTCGATCGCCGCAGTCCTCGCGGTTGGCGTCACCGGCCTTTGCGGAGGGCTCTAGTGACATGGCAGGCTCGCCGCGGGACCGAGACGCACAGAGCGGGGCGCGCCGTGGCGAGCTTTGACGCCGACCAGATCCGGCGGGACAACCCGTTGGCGGAATACCTCGCCAAGCGGGGCGTGGTGCTCCGCAAGAACGGGCAGGAGTGGACGGGCTGCTGCCCGTTCCACGCCGAGGACACGCCTTCGTTCACCGTCTACCCGGGTCGGAACGGGCATCAGCAGTTCCATTGCTTCGGCTGCGACGCCAAGGGCGATGTGATCGGGTTCGTGGAGCGGTGGGACAGCACCGACTTCAAGGGCGCGTGCGAGATCCTGGGCGGCGAGCGCGAGGCCACAGTGGGGCTCAAGCCCGCGCCGCCGGCCGCGCCCGCCGTGGACATCTATGCCGCCTGGACGGCGAGGCTGCCGGGCGAGGACGCGCCGCCGATCGAATCCGGCGAGCGAACGCCGATGATCGTCAACCCGAAGCGGCCCGACCGCCCGTCGCCGCGCTACACCCCGACCGCGGTCTATCCCTACCGGATGAGCGACGGCCGCCTGATCGGCTACGTCCTGCGCGTCGAGATCAAGGGCCGCAAGCTCACGCCGCTGATCCTGTGGTGCCAGCACGCCGAGACCGGCGAGCTGACGTGGTGCCACCGGCCGTTCACCGGGCCGAGGCGGCTGTACAATCTGCCGGCCTTCGCCGCCCGCCCAGACGCCCAGGTGCTCGTGGTCGAGGGGGAGAAGTGCGCCGACGCCGCCGCGCGGCTGCTGCCGAAGGCGGTCGCGACGACGTGGCAGGGCGGGGGCAAGGCGGTCGGAAAATCCGATTGGAGCCCCGTCAGGGGCCGTGACGTTCTGATCTGGCCCGACAATGACGCCGAAGGGCTCAAGGCCGCCCAGGAGGCCGGCAGGCTCGCCAGCGAGGCCGGCGCGGCCCGTGTCCGGATCATCGACCCGCCGCAGGACGCGGCCCCGGTCGGTTGGGACATCGCGGATGCGGAGGCTGAGGGCTGGGACAAGGCCCGCGTGCTGGCCTACGCGAAAGCCAGGGCTCGGCCGTGGCGGGACGCGCCCGACACCACCACGACCGAGCCGCCGGCCGCCACGAGCGAGGAGCGGCGGTCTGATGAACCGCCCCCCGAGCAGCGGGGCGAGCGCAAGACGGAGACGAAGCCCGCGCTCAAGCCACTGTCCCAGGAGAAGGCAGAGGAAGATCCGCAGCGCAAGGCCGCGAACGTGGTCCCGATTCGGAAGGTGCGGGACAACTCCGACGACTGGATGCGGCACCTAGAGCTGGACCAGAACAACCGGCCCATCCCGAAGATCATGACCAACATCGTCGGGTATCTACAGCACCACCCGGCGATGGTGGGCGTGATCGCCAAGGACGTGTTCGCGAACCAGATCGTGCTGACCAAGCGCCCGCCCTGGGACAAGTCGCCCGGCGAGTGGCAACCGCGCCAGATCATCGACGCCGATGCGGTCGCGGCCGTGAAGTGGCTGGACCGGCCGGGCATGAAAACCGGCGTCGCCAACGTCAACGCCGCGATCACGCTCGTTGCCGAGGAAAACAAATACGACCCGGCGCTCGAATACTTCGAGGCGCTGAAATGGGATGGCATCCCGCGGCTGCACACCGGGCCGGACGGCCGCTCGTTCCTCGAACGCTACATGGGCGCGAAGCCGACCAGCAGCGGCATCGAGCGCGCGTTCGGCATGCGCTGGCTGATCTCGGCCGTGTCGCGGAACCTCACGGAGGAGCGGGCCGGCGAGAAGGTGGACACCATGCTCGTGCTCGAAGGCCGGCAAGGCATGATGAAATCGACCGCCCTCGAAGTGCTGGCGACCCTGGGCAAGCATCGGTTCTTCACGTCGGGGGTCAACGACATCGCGTCGAAAGACGGCATCATGCAGATGCAGGGGTCCGTCATCGTGGAATTCGATGAGTTGTCCGCGATCAACAAGGCGGATACGGAGACGATCAAGGGGTTCCTGTCGCGCCGGGTCGATAAGATCCGCCTGCCCTATGAGCGCCAGCCCGTGAACCTGCCGCGCCGGTTCGTCTGCGCCGGCACCATGAACCCGCGCGGTCTGGGCTACCTGAAGGACCCGACCGGCGCGCGCAGGTTCTGGCCGGTATTCGTGCAGCAGCCGGCAGACATCGAGGCCCTGGCCGCGGATCGCGATCAGCTCTGGGCCGAGGCCGTCCACCTCTATCGGATCGGGGAGCCGTGGTGGTTGCAGGGCGATGAAGTCGCCCACGCCGAAGTCGAGCAGCGCAAGCGGTTCCAGGCCGACCCATGGGCCGACTTGCTTGACGAGTGGCTGGCGACCGTCGTCGGGCCGATCACAGTCTCGACAGCATTCCGTATGCTCAACGTGCCGATGCATCTACGCACTGATGCAGCGCAACAAAGGATCTTGGGGCATCTCGTGGCTAACGGCTACGTACGTACTGTGAAGAAGCACGGCAACGGCAAGCTCACAGTCTTCGTGAAGGCCGACGCGCATGGCTGAAAAACACGGGCTCAACCAGCAGATATCCAGCCTGAACGTCTTGAGAGCTGGCGTCGCGCGCTTGGCGATCCGAGAAATAGACAACTATGAGCGGATGGAAGCATTCCACTTAAAGGTAATAGATGAAGCGATTGCAACCCTGAGCTTCATGCAGGCTCACGAGGCTGTGATACGCCAAGCAATCCGCGATGCGAAAAAGCTTGACGCAGAGACAAAGGACCCATAGGAGTCCGCCCAGGAGCAACATCGCTCTGTCTCGTTTGGTCCCAACCACGAGAGGAACGCCCGACACCAGTGATGGTGGCGGGCGTTTCGCGTTTCTGGGCTAAGCAGTCCTCGCGCTTTATTTAACATACAGCAGCGTTGCATGGGTTCATCACGCCCGCACGTGCCCGAAAGGGTACGCCCTTGAATGACATCTTGACGATTGTTCTTGAAGCGCCCGCAAGGGTCGGTTTAGTCTTTCGGGCATCGCTTCCAGAATTACACAGCCTTACGGGCAGATCTGAATTGCGGACGATCCTCTACGCGCGCGTCTCCACGGTCGAGCAGACCATTGCGCATCAGGAGGCGCAGGCGCGCGCCGCCGGCTTCGAGATTGACGAGGTGGTGGCCGACGACGGCGTGTCCGGCGTGAGCGTGCCGCTGGCCGAGAGGCCGCAGGGCCGCCGGCTCTTCGACATGCTGCGAGCCGGCGACGTGCTCGTGGTGCGCTGGATCGATCGTCTGGGCCGCAACTATGCCGACGTGACCGATAACGTCCGCAAGCTGATCGCACGCGGCGTGACGATCCGCACCGTGATCAACGGCCTGACCTTCGACGGCACGGCGACCGACCCGATGCAGATGGCCGTCAGAGACGCGATGCTCGGGTTCATGGCCGCCATGGCCCAGGCGCAAGGGGAGGTCACGCGCGAGGCGCAGCGGGCCGGCATCGCCCACGCCAGGGCCGACCAGGCGAAGTACCGCGGCCGGAAACCCGCCTACAGCCGCGAGCAGCTCGACACGGTGTTGGCGCAGCTCGCGTCCGGCGTCGGGCTCTCCGAGGCCGGCAGGGCGGCCGGGATGTCCCGGCAGGCGGTCTACCGGATTCGCGAGGACATGGCCTCCGCGATGGCCGCCCTGAAGCGATGGGAGAAAGAGCCCCGATAGACCGATGCACCGATAGACCGAAATCGGTCAGTAGCCCTTCGCCCGCAGGTATGCGGTCAGGGCGGCGTCAACCACGGCCTGCATCTTAACGTCAGTGTCGGCCGCCATCTTGCGAATCGCCCGGTAGTGCGCCTGCCGCACGTAGAGCGACAGCTTGCGCCGGGCGTTCGGATCGTCGGGCAGCGGGGCTGGCGCGTCTGCCGGCTCCGGAGCGTCCGCCTCGATCGGCGCGATGTCGCCCAGCCTACCGCGCGCCCGGCTCATGCCGACACCTTCGCGGCGAGCCCGAGCTTGCCCCGCGTCCAGTCCCACACCGCGCGGAACTCATCGACCGCGCGCTGTTCCGCGTCGGTCAATCCCGATATCTCGAAAACGGTTTGCCCCGATATCAGCGTTTCGGGAATTACCGATTTCTGGTGGATCACCACGTCGAGCACCGGCAGTCGCGAGGCGTTCAGGTATTCGATTGCCTCGCGCTCTGGGCGCGCGGTGTTTGTCACGGCGGCCGACACCACCACGGCGAAGGGCACTTTGCTCCCGCGCATAAGCTGGATGAACGGCGGCAGGGCCTTGATGTCGTCGGCGGTCGGCCGCATCGGCACGAGCACGAGATCGGCCGCCTTCGCGGCGTTGAGCGCGATCGGCCCGTTGAGCGAGCCCGGCGTATCGATGAACACGACTTCGGTGCCGCGGGCCTTGAGGCCGGCGAGGGCGGCGAACAGGTGGCGCTCGTTCGGGGACAGCTCGACGTGGACGTGCGGCGCGCCGTGGCCCTGCTTGGCCCGCGTGTCGCCCCAGTCGCGGCAACCGCCCTGCTGGTCCGTGTCGAGGATCGCCGCCGCGTACCCTTCGCGATGGGCCGCGACGGCGAGGTGCCGGCAGAGCGTCGTTTTCGACGCCCCGCCCTTCTGGCTGGCTATGGTTACGACCCGCATTTACCGATTCTCCGATGCACCGACGAGCCGATACACCGATGCACCGATATGCGGAAGAGAGCGGATGCCCCCTCTGCCGTCGTTTCAGGGCGCCGCGAAGGGCCTGAAAACGGCCTCGCCCCTCAATCTGCCCCACATTCTGCGCGGCCTGAACGGATGCCGCCGGCCGAGCCTTCGCGCTCTGTCACCGCCTCGACGTTGTGGGCGATTATGTGGGGTGCCGTTGCCCCACATTCCGACCCTCACGGCGGGCCTGCATCTCCTGATACGGGAAGGCCGGGCGGTCTTCGGGGCTCGTGACCTTGGTGCAAATCGTGATCCCATCATCCCTCCGGGACCAATAGTTGATCCCATGATGTCCCTCGGCGCACGCCTCGCAATAGTAGGCTCGCGTTGAACTGTTCCACCAGTTGTTGCCCTTGATAGGCTTCTGGCAGTCCGTTCGATTGCAATTGCCGTCGAATACGCCCTTGGTGCTCATATCCCTGTCCTTCCCTGTGCTGGCGGATTTCCCCTCCGCGCTATTCCCAACAGTCCATATCGGCGTCGGCGCAGTCCTCGGGGCTCTCCCCGTCCTGATGCTGGTCCGCATAGTAGCTCGGCGCTGTGCCGCGGGCGTATTCCTCGATTGAGCTGCCGTCGTCAAATGTCTTGCGCCCCGCCAGCCGGAGCATTTCGGCTGTGAAGCGGTCGCAAAATTCCTGCTCGGTCATGATCCTGTCTCCCTGTTCGACGGAGTTCCCGTCCGCCTAGATCAGCACCGGGCCAAGGGCGGCAACGCCGTCCTCGACGTTCTTGACCACGGCCGCGTACCCGCCGGCCTCGCGCACAGCCCGCACGAATGCGGCCTGCTCGTCCGTGGTCGGCACGCCCGGCGTCTTCACCTCCAACGCCGTGAAAACCGCGACGCGGCGACCAACCATGTCCGCCGTCACCACGACCGGTGTCCAGCCGATGATGTCGCTGGACCCCTTACACAGGCCCGCGTGTAGCGGCCTGGGGTTGGCAAGAGTGACCGTCTCGGCCGTCTTGCGCACGATCCGCCCGACCCAGCCCAGGCCCACGTTCTGACGGAACAGCCTAGCCCCTTGCTTCGACGCTGCCTTGAGCAGCGGATTGGTGATGTCTCTCTCGCTCATCATCGCCTCTGTCTGGTTTGGTCCCAACCACTACCAGCGCTTCTGTGCAGCTGCTTGTTCTTCCACCCTCCTGTTACGCGCAGTCCAAAGATGCGCCGCCCACTCGACAGGTTTCGCGTAGCCGCGCGCCTTGCCGACCTTCACGAGATCTTCGACGCTGTTGCACTCTTTCTCCTGTTGCGCCCGGAACGCCCGCAGCGCGGCCTTATCGACCGGCTGCAACTGGTCCTCCGTCTCTTCCGGCATCCGGCCTTCCTTGACCGGGTACGGCTCGCCGCAGAAGTCGCACGCCGGCTTGTTCGCGGCGGCCGTGGCGAAGCAGTTCGGGCAGACCTTGATCGGCGCGGCCTCAATATCGACGGGCTTGCGCTTCTTGGCCTTCGCCCGCGGCGCGAGCTGCCATTCACGGTCGTCATCCGGCAGGCCGTGGGTCAGCAGGTTGCCGGCATGGTCGAGGATGATCGCCGGGCTGTCCTTCGGCCGCAGCGCCCGGCCGACCTGCTGCATGTACATCGCGAGCGACTTCGTGGGTCGGGCCATGCCCACGCACTCGATCGTCACGTCTTGCCCGGCCTGGGCGGCGAGGTCATAGCCCTCACCGAACAGATTGACATTGCAGATAACGTCAAGCTCACCCATTGCCATTGATCGAGCAGCGGAGCGGCGAACGTCAGAAGGATCACTCCCGTCCAAGTGAACAGCAGTGACGCCAGCAGCCCGGAAAGCCCCGGCGACGTGCTGCGAATGCGCAATACTAACGCAGAAGTAAACAGCGCGTTTGCCAGCAGCCAAGCGCCGATAATGTGCCACCATGTCCCCAACCAAAACATCGGTGTTCATCTCCTCTTCCAGTTCCTCCGCTTTGTAATCTCCTGCGCGCGTCGAGAGCGACGCGAGATCTGGGACGCTCGGCGCGAACGCCTCGTACCGCGACAGAAACCCTTGCTCGATCAGCCAAGCGAGCGTCGGCCCACGCACGATGTCCCCGAACAGCTCATCGAGCCCTTTGCGGTCGAGCCGTTCCGGCGTGGCCGACAGGCCGATGATCTTCGAGCCGCGCGTCTTCGCCCAATTGATGATCCGCGCCCAGGTGGGCGAGCAGGCGTGATGCCCCTCGTCCACGAAGATCACGGACGGCGCGCACTCGGCCGGCACGCGGTCGAGGCGCGACTTCAGGGTATCGATCCCGCAGACTTGGGCAGGGGCGTACGGATTCCATCGCCTGCCGGCCGCGATGAACGCATGTTCCACGCCCACGCGGTCGAGCGTCTTGCTCGTCTGATCCACGAGGAAATCCCGATGGCACACGAACCAGGGGCGTCCGCCCTTGGCTACGGCCGACTGCATCATGAACGACGACAGCACCGTCTTGCCGCCGCCGGTCGGGAGCTGCACGAGCACCGCGTCATGAACCCGGAGCTTGGCGCGGGTCTCTTGCACCATATCGGCTTGGAACGGGCGCAGCTCGATCGCTTGCGCCTTCGGTATAAACAGGCTCACCTTCGCGCCTCCAAGAATTGACCGGTCGGGAGAGCTTGCCCGCAGCAGGGGCAAACCTGACCGTCGAGGATGTCGTGCAGAAGGGACCGGGAGATCTTGTTAGCGTCGCAGGCTTCAACGATGCGTTGATTGTACTGCGGCGGGATGTTGCCGAAGTTGCCGCGCTTGCCCGTGCTGTTCCAGCGCGAGATGACGGCGGGGCTCACTCCGATGGCGGCGGCCAAGTTCTTGTTACCGCCGTTGTTCTTGACGGTGTTCGTCTTGGCGCGCCAGTCGCACAGCTCTGTTTTGTCTGCGAACAGCGCGCAGAGCTTGTCCACTCTCGTGGTCATCGTCGTCGTCCTTTGGTCCCGTGTCGTTGCTAACACGCCGTTGACACCGCGTCAAAAAGCGTGATGATGGGGGTGGGACCGAACGAGAGCTACCATGTACGTTGTGCGATGGCACGAGCGTGCGTCAGAGTATTCATGCGAATACTGGACGCTAGATGAAGCTGTGCACCATGTGCGTGAGTTATTGCTCTCCCGTATTCCTGCATACGTGGAGCACCGCAAGCAATGACGCCCGGCATACACCTCAATATCGCGAACGAAGATTATCACGCCGGACCCGGCATCTCTAAGTCGGGCCTCTGGACTATCGCGACCAGGACGCCGGCCCATTTCCGGTACGGCGAGCGCAAGGATAGCGCCGCGTTCGACCTGGGCACGGCCGCGCATCTCGCGCTGCTGGAGCCGCACGAGTTCGAGGGGCAGGTTGTCGCCGGACCTGAGGACCGGCGCGGCAACAAGTGGAAGGACGCGGAGCTACAGGCCGCCGCGCAAGGCGCGATCCTGCTGACCGCCGGCGATTACGACAAGGCGATGCGCATCCGCGACGCGGGTGAGTGCAACGCAACGCTGCGCGACCTCCGACGCGGCGCGGTCTGCGAGGCGTCCGGCTACGCGATCGACCCCGAGACCGGCATGCTGTGCCGGTGCAGGCCCGACGCCTTCAACGCGGCGGCCGGCGTGATCCTCGATCTCAAGACCACCACGGACGGCGGGCGCGATGCGTTCGGCCGAGCCGCCGCGAACTTCGGATACCATGTTCAAGAAGCGTTCTATTCGGACGTGTGGCATGCTGCGGGCCGGATCGCGCATGTGGGCGGCAAGCCGCTTCACGCCCGCGTGGATGCCTTCATCTTCGTCGTCATCGAGAAGACCGCCCCGTTCCTCGTGTCCTGCTACGAGCTGGCCCCGTCCGCCGTGGACGAGGGCCGCGAGACCTACAAGCGCGCGCTCGACACTTATGCGCGCTGCGTCGCGGCCGACGAGTGGCCCGGCTACCCCGAGGATCCCGAGCCCCTGGACATACCGCCCTGGGCCTACCGCAACACCGTCCGTCCGCAGGTGGAGGCTTGAGCTATGGGGCTGCCGGCAACACAGGAACAGCGCACCGAGAACCTACAGCGCATCGGGGCCGAGTTGACGCGATCAGGCGAGCGGTTCGGGGAGCTGCTGCCCAAGAACATCCCATCTCCCCGGTTCGTGGGGCTCGTCAAAGCACAACTGAACAACAACCCGGAGCTGCGGGAATGCACCCCGCGCAGCATCATCATCGCGTGCGAGAAAGCCGCATCGGACGGGCTCTTGCTCGACGGCCGCGAGGCCGCGCTTGTGATCTACAACAAGCGCCAGCAGATCGATGGTCAATGGGTCGTTGTCGAGCGTCAGGCGCAGTACATCCCCATGGTCGCGGGCATGCGCCGCCGGATCTACAATTCCGGCCTCGTGTCCGTGCTTGAAACCGGCATCGTCTACAAGGGCGAGATCGACGCGGGCCTGTTCGAGTACGTCGCCGGAACGGACCCGCGGTTGATCCACAAGCCCTTGCTTGTGGGCGAGCTTGGCGACCGCGTTGCGGTTTACTCTGTCGTGACCATGAACAATGGACACAAGTCGGTCGAGGTGATGCGATGGTCTGAGGTAATGCGCATCGCCGCTCTGCAATCGAAGAACGTGGCCCGGTACGATGACAAAAAGAAAGGCATCCGCAAGGGCGACCTCGTGGGCATCTGGGCAGATCATATGGACGAGATGTCCCGGAAGACCGTGTTGCGGCGGCACTCGAAACAGCTCCCGTTCGACAGCGCCACGGCCGCGATGTTCGAGCGGGTGGACGGGCTCTATCGGTCGGAGGGCGAGGAGATCGACCACAGCGAGGCCGATGCCCCGCAGGATGAGCAGGGAAGCCCGCCAGCGTCAGCCGGCAAGAAGGCCGGGGCTGGCAAGGCCGCGCTCGACAAAGCCCGCCAGGAGCGCGCCAGCGCCGAGGCGGCCGCAAGTTCGCAGACCTCAGAGCCCGAGCGGCATGAGGATGTCGAAGACCTCGAACCCGTAGGGGACGAGGATGGGACCAACGAACGAGAGGATGATCGGATCTGATGGCACGCGAAAAGGGCTACATTGTTACCGTGAAGATGTTTCTCCCGGTGAACCCGAAGAGCCTGGAAGACACGAAGGCCAAGGCCGACGCGATCTATCAGGCGCAGCAGTCGAATGATCTGTCTGGACTGGCCGAAGCTGGTGCTGACGTGATGAAGGTTGATCACCGCTGGACCAGTCGCGAGAAGGCTGAGGCGGGGATCGAGCACGGCAGCGCCGAGACGGTCGAGGAGATCGCGGAGGAGGCGCAGGAGGACGAGCAGGACGCGGCCGACGAAGCCAAGGCCGACGAGTTCGAGGAAGCTGCCCCCAAGGGGCGCAAGAAGGCAGCGTAAAAATCGGCCCGCACGGTTGTTGACCTGTTGTCAAAAACTGTGCGGGCGTCTATGTCTTTGAAAGGGGCTAGACCCCACCCGAAGCTCTAGCGTGGATGGGACCAGCGCTATGACACGTAACGACCTCATCGCCCGCGGTGTGCCCGCGGCTCTGCGCACCCGGTACGTCGACGGCGTAGCTCAAGCCCCGGAGTGCTTGGGCTTCACCGTCACCAAGCGCGATCGGTTCTCCCGCATCAATGGCAAGATCGTGCCGCACGGCCTTGCTAAGCTCGCGATGCGTTCCGGCCTTGCTACCTTCCAGGCAGGCCGCTGATGTGCCGCGCCTGCCGCGAGTGCGGCCGGCCGTTCACGGCCACGAACCAAGGGCGAGGCAGCGCCCCGATCTTCTGCTCGAAGCCCTGCAAGAAGACCTTCGCGAATCGGCGCATGCTCCGCGGCGCGCAGCTCTACGACATGTTCATGCTGCTGCGGTACGAGCGCGGCGTCGCGCAGCTCCGGGGCATCTGGGCGCTGACGTGCGAACTGGCCCGCCAGTGGCGCGCCGAGGACGTGAGCGAGCGCGGCGGCCGGCAGTCGTGGCGCGCCTACGACGAGCTGCACGCCGGCCTCGCGCCGCTCCGCGTCGTCGCCATGCAGTCGGCGGGCGCGGCGGCCGGGCGGATCGCGGTTGAGAACTCGATCGCAGCCAGAAGCCGGGCGGCCTAGTGCCCCGGCTTGCTGGCCCGCATCGCGTCCGTGAGACTGTCCAGTTCCTCGCACAGGCGGCGGGTGCTGTTGCGCCGGTCCTCGGCCGCCTCGCGCACCGCGCGGGCCTCCTCCTCCTGCGCGCGGACCAGGGAGCGCACGCCGTCGTTCAGCCCCTGGAGCTTTTCGAGGAGCTGCATCCCGAAGTGCTCGCCCACCAGCATGCCGGCAAGGTGCTGCATCCCGCCCGGCCCGATCGACGGTGCGGGTTCGGCGGGCTTCTCGGATGCCGCCTTCTTGATACCGATGACGGCGAGGACGATGGCCCCGAATCCGCCCGCGCCCAGGAGAGACACGGCGATGTCGGCGTAGCCCTTAAGCTGATCGGGTGACAGCATAGCGCGTCGGGGGCCTCTTACCGAACGAACCTTCCTTCGCCATGTCGTAGCCGGTACTGATGATGCACCAGCCCTCGAAGACGAAGAACACGCCATAGTACCACAGCCCGGCCGGAAGTTTTGTCCCGGTCGCGTGTCCGCCCATGTACATAAGCGAGCCGATCAACAGCCAGAACGTCCCGCCCATGAACGCGCCGAAACACCGGATGATCGGCGTGCGACGCCACCAGCCGTTGATGTACAGGCCCGTGAGCCGGATGCCCGCGCACAGGATCGCGACCAAGCCCCACGAGCTTTCCGACGCCAACGCCTGCATGATCACGTAGGCGGGCGCGTCGAAGAATTCCTCCGGGCCCACCATCCTGTACCCCCACACGAGCAGGAGGCAGGCCAGCATCCATTCGGTCGAGCGGGTCCGGTTCAGGGGCGTCCGGTAATCGAGCATCGGCGGGGCTCCGAGGCACTTGAGATCAACGGGCAAGCTGCGACGCCTGCGCGGCGGCAGCCCCCGGCACGTCCTTGACGCGCTCCGTCGTGCGCAACACGCCCAGGCCGAGGATGCCGGTCAGGACCACCATCAGATCGTTGATCGACAGGGACGGTGCGACCGGGATGGCGCAGCCCACGATCGCGTTCACGAGGTTGGTCACCCAGGTCAGGACCGGCGCGGCCACGAACTGGTAGCCGAATCCGGTGGCGCAGATCCAACCGACCGCCGGCCGCCAGCGCGCCGAGAACCGATCGTTGCCCTGTGCCTCCGCAAGGTTGATCGAGGCTTGCCCCTTGGCGACCTCGGTCGCCGCGGTCACGAGCGCGATTTCCCGCGCGGCCAGCGCCTTCTCGACTTCGGCCTGTGCCGCCGCCTTCGCGTTCGGGTCGGGCACCAGCCGATCGACCAGCACCTTTGCCGTGTCCGCGATCGTCGGCAGGGCCGCGCCGATCGCCGGGCCGACGCCGCCGGTCAGCGCGCCGCCGAGAATGGTCCCGATGATGCCTGCGGCCATGGCTCAAGCCTTCTTCGAGACGGGGAACGCGGCGCGCAGCCGGTCTGCGATGCGCTGGCCGAGCGAGCGGGTGTCAGGCTCCGGGGCGGGCACAGTGTAACCGGGCGCGGTCGGGACCGGCACCACGGGCGAGGTAGGGGCCGGCAGAGGCTTGGTCTCGACGGGCACGGTCGGCACCTTCACGGCCGCCACCGCGTCGTCTGCCGGCGACCACTTCGTGTCGGGGATCTTGGCCCACTTCGCATAAGCCGCCGCGAGCTTGGTGTGGTAGGCGTTGGCCGCGTATTGCGGGCCGTTGTAGCCGCGGGCGAACGCCGCCCAGTTGTGAGCGCGAACCTCGTCATCGAGGTTGTTCGCGACGATGAACCGGATCATCGCGGCAAGGTGCTCGCCCTCGCCCATCTCCACGAACGCCAGCACCATGTGTTGCGGGCTGGCGTAGCCGGCAGCGACGAAGTTCGATGCGAGGATCTGGCCGAGACCCCACGAGGCCGACTTGACCGCGGCCGTCTCATCGATCGACATCGCCAGGAGCAGGCGCGGGTAGCTGTCGGCGGGATAGGGCATCGTGCCCCACTTCGCGTAAGCGATACCGAGGCTGACGGCCTGGGCACGTTTCGCGCCCGTCAGGTTGGCATAGAACTTGTGCGGCTCGAACAGCATCTTCGGCCGCTTGAGCTTGTCGAAGCCGGAACCGGCCGCCTCGACATCGATAATCGCGTGGATCTCGTCTTCGCCCACGCCGATCGTATGGCCGATCCGGGGCAGATCGAGATCGGCCAGCCGCAGCGCCGACCCTATGAACCCGGCCGCGCGCACACGCGCGAATCCGGCGGTGACTGCCGCGGTGTCCATTCCGTGCCTCGCTTGCGCCGAGGAGGACGCCGAGGGGCACAGATCTGTACCGTCCCGGCGCCCTCCCATACGACGGGGGCGCAGAACGTGCCGACTGTGCTTTGATGCGCCACGGCCTCCGACACGAATGTCAGAAAAGCCGCCGCCATCAGGGCAGCGCCGACAGTTCTCATGGTCCCAACCACATCACCCGTCCAATGTCCTGTGCCATGGCGGGATTCCCTCAGCAAGGGCAGCACAGGCTAAAGCTATGTACAAAGGCGCGCCATGCTGTGCCCATCTTGTCGGCTGGTTGACGCCACAGCCAAGAGCGCGGGCGGCGTCGTGCAGTGTCCAACCGTGCCGCTCGCGCATTACAGCGAGCCAGCATCGGAATGCTGCCGCTTCCATTGCTCCCCCTATTTGGCCGACCGCCGACATCCTATGATGTTGACGGGGAGCCACCACGAAAGGCCGGCGAGGGCGAACCCTGCGGCCACGGTTACATGGAACATCATGACTGGCGCATCAGCCCGGCGAGGCGCTGACGCGCACGTTCGGCGCGCGCCAGGGCTTCGGCCCGGTCCTCGCCGGCCCGGAGCTTCATGCGGGGCGCGAGGCCCCGCGGCAAGGCCGGGAGTACCGGCCGGCTCCCATAGGGGTTCTCGACTTTGAAGCGCATCGGTGTCTCGCGTTGTCCCAACAACACGAGAACCGTACATACACCGATCGGTTGATGCAACACCTTTTGGTGCGGCGCTCTACTGATCGCGCGTGTCCCCGAACGCCCGGCGCGAGAACAGCAGATCGCGCGTCTTGAAGTCGCCTTGCTCCAAGCCCTGCCACACGTTGGACGCCGTGCCGACGCCCTGACCGAGCGGCAGACCGAAGGTGTAGCCGGCAAGCTCGGCGGCGCGCTTCGCCATGAGCCGGCCTTCCACATCCTCGCCGCGAGCGAGCTTATTGCCGTCCTGCACGAGACGTGTGGCAAGCTCGCCGAACCGGGCGAGCGGCGACATCTGGTAGGCGAGCCCGCTATCGAGCGCGCCGCCAATGTCGCGCACGAGCGGCAGGGACATCATCGGGTAGAGCGACGCCTTGCGGAACGCCCACCACGCCCAGCCCTCATCGTCGTCCTTCCATTTGCCCACGAGCGCGTCGGCCATGATCGCCGGCACGATGACGAGGAACACGGATCGCGCGAGCAGATGCGGGATGTCCTCGTATTCGCCGTCACGCATCATAATCCGGGTATCCCGGCCGAGCGCGCGCAACCTGTTATAGTACAGGTTAAAGTACGAGTAGAACATCGTGTAGACTTGCAGGGCTTCGTTTTTGTTGCCCATGATTGAGGAAAGATCTTTAGCCGCGCCGGACCCCTGCGTCAGGCGCACCGCCCGGTCGCCCGACCGCACCGCGCCGGCCTCGTCGCCGGGATAGGTCGCGAGGTGCTGATTGTACGCACCCAGCCACGTCGGCATAACCACGGCCCGATCAGCCATGGCGGTGCCCCAGAACGCGAATTGCTTGAACCGATCGACCGCGCCCGTCTTGCCCTCAAGCCTCGCCAGGGCCGCCCGCACGTCCCGGTCGAGGTTGTTCGTCCGGTCCCTCATCTCCCCAGACTTCGAGGAGATGGCGTCCCACGTTTCGATAGGGTGCCGGACGCTCGCCGCCAGCGCTCCACCCATGAACGACGGCTTGACCAACTCCATCGCGTTCGACCATCCGGCAAGCTGTGACAGCGCCGTCGTCAGCCTGAACCCCATCGCATACAGGGAGATGTTCGCTCTCGCCCCCGACAGCATGCGCGCGATCGAGGCGTTCGCCGGGGGCTCCCCCCTGTCCTTCGCGATCCTGTCCAGCCATTTGTACATCTCCTGGTAGACCGGCCGACCCATCGTCTCGATCAGGGTCCGCTGTAGCGTCGGGTCAGAGATCAGCTTGAGCGTGTCGCGTACCGGCTCCCGGTGGGTGATATTCTGGATCGCCTTGTCGATATGGCCGGTTAACGCGCGCAGATCCAAAAGGATCGGCCGCGCATAGTTATCGACCCGTTGCTTGGTGAACCCATGCGCGACCGCGGGCCGGGAGAAGGTGGAGTTGTCGAACGCCGAATCCAAGTCCTTGTCGGCGCGCTGCTGCACGTCGAACGCCTGGGCCGGGTCGTAGACGATCGGGTAATACCCGCCGGCATACTCCCCGAACGCCGTCTGCACCTTGCGCCGTTCGAGCTTGGGCGGCTCCACGCCGGTCAGCCGCCGTTCCAGCGCGGCCGTCTCGGGCCAGAAGCTTTCGAGCACGTCCCACATGGATTGCACCCGGTCCCAATCCTCCTTCGTGAGCAGCGACAAGGCGCTGTTCATCTCGTCCTCGCCGCGGAACGAGTTGGTCGCGGAGGTCTCGCCCTTGAGGATCTTCTGCCGGTTGCTCTCCGTCCCCTGGTTGAGCGCGATGGCGTACAGCTCCGAGCGCAGGAACGACAGTTCGGGCCGGGCCGGCACCGCCTTGCGCTCGTTCAGATAGCCGGGGTCGAGGCCGTCCAAGATCTCTTTCAGCTTTGCCGATACGGCAAGCTGCATCTCGCTCTTGCGGTTCTGAGCATCCACGAATTTCTGGAAGATCACGCGCGTGAACGGGCCGTTGACATCGCCCATGTCGAGCCAGTCGAACACCTGTTCCATCTTCAACAGGTACGCATCGACGCCTTCGACGCTGTTCTTGAACCGGTCCCAGGCGGTGGCGTTGCGGTACTTCTGCTTCGCTTTGGGCGGCGTCTTTGCGGCCTGGGCCA